TTATCAAATGCTCTTGGAAACACCACTGGGTCGTTTGATTCAAAAGGTAATATCATGTCTGGTTCGCTTTCATCTTCTTTGGGCGGAAAACATGTTGCCCTAAAGTATCCAAAGTTTGATTATGGACTTACTAGAAGAATGGCAGATGGTATAGGCTCAGAAGTTGGACTCAATGGTTCTGTACAATATTCTGCATCTTTTGATGTGACTGTTGGAACACAAGATTATAATCTTCAAAGTATAATAAACTCGTCTAATTTATCGGCTTCAGTTGATGGTAAAACAGTTCTTATTAAGAAGGTGTACTATAAGACGCCACATGCTATGTGGAGATTCTATGGTTATTATGGTGGTCTCAATGTTGTTGGGAACCTTCACAATTATGGTCAGTTCTCTGATGACTCAACCTTCCAGCTGATTCCAGCTTGGCACAATAAAGCACAAGCCATGGCTTTTGAGGATGCAATCTACACAAGGATGTCTCATTTTTCTTATGAATTGAGAAATAATAAACTAAGAATCTTTCCGATTCCTTATACTGGCGGACCAACAAAGATGTGGGTTGAATTTTCAATACCAGAAGATATTTGGGAGAACTCGGATAAGAAAACTGATGGCGTAAACAATATGAATACACTTCCAATTGGAAATTTACCGTTTGAAAACATAAATTCTATTGGTAAGCAGTGGATAAGACGCTTTGCATTGGCTTTGAGTAAAGAAACTCTTGGCCAAATACGTTCAAAGTTTGGTTCTGTTCCAATTCCAGGCGAAACAGTAACGCTAAATGGGCCCGCTTTGATATCTGAAGGCAAAGATGAGCAAGAAAAGCTTAGAACAGAACTAAAAGAAACTTTAGCCGAACTTACATACGCCAAGATGGTGGAAAAAGACGGTGCAATGATGGACAATGCAGATAAGGTATTACAGAAAGTACCAAATTATATCTTTGTGGGGTAATATAAATGTCAGAAGATAACAAATGGTCACAACCAGATGCTCCACCTCCCCCGTTGTTTACTGGAAAAAAAGAAAAAGACTTTGTAAAGCAGATAAACGATGAAGTTATTGAAAGGGTTGTCGGTCAGACTGTAGTTTACTATCCAATAAGCTTGGAACACACTAATTTTCACGATATTTATGGCGAGGCAGTAGAAAAAAACTTTCTCAACCCAGTGAGAGTTTATGCGATGGTCAAGTATGAGTCGCAAAGCACTTCTACAACTCCTCTCGGTGTAGACAGAATCGAGAAAATAACAGTTGCTTTTCACAAAAGACGCCTCACTGAGGATCAGAACCTTTTTGTAAGAGAAGGCGACTTTATACAGTATGGTGATAAGTTTTATGAGATCCTTACACTCACGGAACCAAAGTGGCTGTTTGGACAAGTTGATTCAAAGTTTGAGATTGCAGCATCTTGTGTAAGAGCAAGGGAGGGATTATTCAATGTCTGACGGATATTTGACAGATGAAAAAACTTTAGCCAACAAGTTACACTTTGAACCATCTACAATAGAAACTATTGATAGAGCGATGTTGAACTATATTAAAAGTTTGAATCTTTTTGTGGATTCAAATCAGGGATGGAGAAAAGTTCCTGTATTGTGGGGAACTGCGGAAAGATCTTTTCAGGTGAAAGAAAACAAAGAAGTTCGAGACTCGCAGGGCATGCTAATAATGCCTATAATAACTGTAGCTCGTGCTTCAATGACAAAAGACATGGCATCCAAAGGCGTTTTCCAAGGCAATGTTGCAGGAGGCAAAGATGAAAAGGGTGGATCACTTCCTGTATCAAGAGTTATTTATCAAGAAAAAACAACGAAGTTTGCAAATGCAGATGCTTACAGGCTTCACCTTCAAGATAATTATCCGAGGCCAAACCCAAAAGTTGTTTATAGAACGGTAGTGGCACCAATGCCTGTAAATGTTACAGTCATGTACGACGTGACAATAAGAACAGAATATCAACAACAAATGAATGATTTAGTGTTGCCTTTTGTAACAAGACCTGGTACAATAAACTATCAAAGACTTTTCGAGGGAGAACATAGGTATGAAGCTTTCATACAAGAAAGTTTCCAAACCAGTGATAATGTTAGTGACTTTTCTTCCGATGAAAGAAAGTTCGAGACAAAGATAAGCATAAAAGTGATAGGATATCTAGTCGGAGAAGAAGGGAACTCAACTAAGCCACACTATGCTATAAGGGAAAACGCAGTGGAAGTGAAAATTCCAAGAGAAAGAATTTCATTATCAGAAGTGCCAGAACATGAATATGGATCTTATTACGGCTTAGCAGGGGTCCCAAGCTCGTTGATACCAAAGCAACCATTCTTTCCTTATTTCTTTTCTAACGTACCAGCAGTTGGAACAGGCGGATCCGCAGCTGCCGCATCTTCTGGAGGTGGATCTTCAACACCAACTGAGCCTGGAGATTACGTAACAGCAGATAACTTTGCAACATACTTATCTCAGAACTTGATAATTAGAGAAGTACTAAAAAAGAACGATGAGGCTGTCCCATCACCAGCAAACCAAGTAACATTGGCATCTTTACCAAAGGAGAATACTGAATCAGTTTTTGTCAACGGTACTATTATGGCAGTGGGAGCAGATTATGACTACACGATAAGTGGTCGTGTTATAACATTCACATTTAATTTAGAAGCAACAGACAGCGTTCATGTAACGTATATAAAGAACTAAGAAAGGAGAAACAATGTCTGAACAACAAAAGCAAGAAATTGCAGAACCAACCGAAACACAAGAAGAAGTAACTTCTGATATAGTAGAATTAGAGTGGGAAGAGGTATCACAAATATTCCTTCTCAGAGAGGAGCTGAGAAACATTGAGTCACACTTTTCTTCTATGTGTCTAAATTTTGAAAAAAGAAAGATGGAAATGATTTCAACAATTTCAGAATACGAAAAAGCAATGTACTCAGCAGCGAAGCATCTAAGTTCTGAAAAGTCAATATCACAAGAGATTTCTTATGAACTCAAACTGCCAGCCAACGAAGGCGAAAAAGGTTATTTTCTTAGAAAAGAGTGAAACTCATTTCGTGTAACCTATTTATAAGTACAATAAAGATGATAATAAAAATGTCAACTAGAGCAAAGAAAGGTGAGAGATGTTCACAACAAGCGATATAGGTATTGCCGCTTTCCTTCAATTGAGGGGGCTCAGGCTCGTGCAATGCAAAAGAACAGAAACAGGAAAATTTCACTTTGCCTTTGAAGATCCAGAAGGCAAGGGTTCTATTTTATCGCTTGAATTTCTTGATTCAGATTTTTGTAAGTTTGATAACAACGTTAGAAATCTAAAGAAAATTTTATTCTCTTGACCCCACAGAAAACTAATTATTGCAGACGTTCGTTTTGGCAATTCAATACAATTTTCTTACCTTTTATACTATAAAATTCAATCATATTTGAATGTGTTTACTTGATTTTTGTTTAGTCAAGCAAATTTTTATAGGAGGGAAATAAATTGGCAAATTATTATTTACGTGATTCAAACGCCAACCAGAAAGCGAAAATAGTGTCTGTTATGACGTCATCTCTTGGATATGATAACGGCACATATTACGGCCTGCACTTGGGAACTTACTTTGCAACAGACTTCTCACCAGATGGTCAGCACTTTGTTCAAGTGTCTAGAAACTCTGCCACTGCCGGCGATTGGTCTTTTATAATACACCAGTCTCAGTCGAACATAGTTGGTGGATTCAACTTGGCCGGTACCGCAAGTAACTCCGCAGTATTTACTAGTGCATTTACTGAGGATGCTGATGGCGGTGACACCAATAGAAGACCTGCGGTCAAATTCTTAAACAATAACGAAATTGTAGTTCTTGGAAACTGTTACCATATTTCGTCTAGTCACAGTTTCTCTGGATCCGGCGTATCTGGGAAACATATAGGTCGCAAAGGTGGCGACCTAGCAAACTCAACCGGCGGACAGGGTGTGTTCTTTATCTTATCAGGCTCTGGTGCAAATTGGGAGGTGACTTTTGTTGCTTCTGGTTCAACCCTAAACATAACTGACGGGATCGAGCAGCCTTACTATTTGTATACACATGACTCTATTGCCATAAACTACAAATATTCAACAAAAGAAACGGATATGATAGCGACTTATGCCAACTATAGGTACTATCAAAACGATAATCCTTCGGTGAATGTTTTTAAGAAAGTTTCCGGTTCATGGGGATGGCATACAGCATTCTTCGCTAATAAAGACAGCAGCCAAATGCACACGACCACCAACGGCCAACACATTAACGAACTTGAGTTTTTTGGAGAGGAACAGCGTGACATTATCGTCAATTCTACTGACGCCGGCGTTCGTGTCTACATCCCAGCAACTGGCTCGACACCAAAAGATGTTATAAGATACAATTCTTTTGGAACAAGCGCCGGCGCCTATTCAGGCATGGCATGGGATCCTTACAACAAAAGGTTTTATGGCCAGTATTTGGGCAAATTATACATCTTCAATACATCATCTACTTTGCGCCAAGATGTATTGAATAAAGACAACGCCGACGAAACATACGGTATGCATGGCACGTATCCAAATTACTCTGATACCCAAGGTAACACCCCTGCGCTTCAATTCAGGTTTCGTTCGGGATCCGCTGGAATTGTAACAACATATCTTTGGACAGATACTACAGGAAGAGCTATGACATGGGCAGAGTCAGGGTCACTAGGATGGATGGGTTTTATTGGTAATTCCAATAACAACATGAAAGCCCTCTATCCAAAATTCTTTATATCAAACTCTGGAAGCACAGCTTGGCCAGGTGGAGATAAATTGAGAATGGTTACATCATCTGCTTCTCCCGGGATTCCAGGATATATCCAACTAGCGAATAACACTGCTGCCCAACATGGATGGCTTTGGAACACAACCAAAGGCGCCAGTGGAGATCTGTTGTGGGCACTTGAGACTAAAGGCGGAGCCACCGATAACACTGGTCGTTCTTATTTTTTGAGATTTGGTGTTTATGACGGCCAGTCTGTAGAGGGCTTCAATTCAATAAAGACAGGCTCTGCTAGTTATAGTGTTAGCTCGTCCGTCGCATCTGGTCTGAATTGGACTTACGTGCCTGCACATGCTGGTGTCATCCAAGGGGCCACGAGCCTCAATTACCACATCGGAGGTGTAATAAGTCCCGATGGTACAAAAGTAGCGGTTTCATCCTATTATGACCCCAACGGCTCCTACCGGAGAGGTACTGAAATTTGGAAGTCCGGAAGCAGTGGATGGGAATTCGAAGCATTCTTATCTGGCGGCATTCCCGGTTCATCGCTGGCTCGAGCGGTAGATATTCTTTGGTGGTCAAATTCTGAAGTATGGTGTACATATGGCGGCAGCCAGGCCCCTCGAAAATTTGTCTCTTCATCTGCAGGTGGGTGGGATGGCGATGGTGCGTTCATCATTGATACGTCCAGTACCTACTACAATGATGGTACCAGTATTTCGTATTCGTATACGAGGAATCCATACCGAATGTACCCGACGCCAGATAAATCTCTCGTGATATTCGCTTCGCACCTCAACAAGAGCATCTTTATCGTTCCGTCCGCTAGTGCTTCTCCAAGCCAGCAGTTGACGTCTAGTTTTTATAACAACAGGTCGTACACTACTGCTTACAGGAATTTCGGTTTTGCTGGTAAGGATACTCTCGGAAGGTGGAAAGTCTTTTTCAATTTGATAGGAACTAACACAAATTATAATGGTCTTTATCAAGCTTCAATTGACCCAACTACAGGAAAAGATACAGCAGCTTTGCTGGAGGGCCTCACTACGGGAGCAACACCAAGGCTTCACTTTGCTAATAGCAGCGACTATGATCAAAATGGTCAAATTATGCTTTATAATTCAGCGAGTGATACTTTGATTTATGGCCATGGCCCAGATGAATTTCCAAACTTAATTGAAATGAAGATGAATCCTTATGGAGATTTTTTCCATAAAGACCAGTATCATGATGATGTCGGGTTGTCCGGTTCTGCATTTCAAGTACCTTTCATAGCACATCCTAATACAAGGAGTACCTATGAACCATGGGGATTCCCAACAAATATGGCAACAGCGCAATGGCCTATGAGTGGAAGTCCAATATCGAGCATATACGGTCAAGAAGGAAATGGTCTTGTTTCAACTCTTCCTAAAGATGGTAGAAACTTTGATAGTTTTGGAGAGGGTTTCCAACTTAGGGCGTTTGCGGACCCATCTGGTGCGGAAAGATACTTTTTTCTAACTGAAGATAGTCTAACAAGTTCACCTACTAGAATTAAGTGTATTGAAAAAGGGTCTGACGGTTGGAAATACACCCTTGTAAGTGACCATTTTACTGGTTCTGTGTTCAAAAATTCAGGTAATTTTACAGATACTGCGTTCTCTATTTCTGAGACAGGTCGATTTGTAATGCCAAACCCTTCAGGGTCTGGTTTTGCAGTGGTAGACCTTATACCTCAAGACCCACCAAGAAGCAGTACTGCTTCTACAGCAATTACAGCCGCTTCTGGTGGTACAGTGAGTGCAGGTGGAACGCAGGCCAGTCCGAAAGTTACAGTTACGTTTGGGGCAAATGTCCTCGCATCAGACACTACAGTGACAGCATCCGTTGTTACTGATAGCACAACAAAGTTTAATAACTTGTTGGCAATCAAAACACAAGCTGGGTCTTCGGGCGCAGAATGGGTTTCTGATATTATAAGAATTGAGCCACACGGCCAATTAATGAAGCGTGGTGCAACAGCAACAGTTCAGTTTGAGTTAGATTCAGTTCCGGATGACCTTTCTATTTGGAAGAGAGATTCGCATGAAGGTGGTTACACCCAGTGGTATCAAATTCCAGATAACTTATGGTCACGTTCGGGCACAACAATAACAATAAACACAAGCCGCTTTTCAGAATACGGCGGTATAGGAGGAATAGGAATGGCTAGAACAAAGCTAAATAATACCCAGTTAGTTACGTTAACAACTACCGATTTGGTAGATAGTAGTGCTATCAGAATTTCAGGTAGCAATACTGGTAGAGGTGTCACCATCGCTGGTGATGATCTGCTACTTTTAGAGAGCGGTGGTGCTACATACCACGTATCTGCTTCTCAACTCGCAGGATTCTTTGGTGGAGCATTTGATGTCTCTGGTTCCCTTTCGGATAACGAAGAGTACAGAATTTCATTTGTTGATCCATCAGATAACACCCAGGTTGGTCTTGGGGCAGATAGTGATTTGACTTGGAACCCAAGCACAAACACATTGACGGTTGCCGGCGCAGGTGGTATTACAGCATCTGCTGGTCCAATTTCTGGATCTGGAAACTTGGCCATCGCCGGCGCAGCATACATAGCTGGCCAGCTCTCAGCCTCTTCGCTTGTGGGTGATGGCTCTGGTCTTACTGGCGTAGGTGCAAGTGTTGCAAATGAGGCAGCTAGCTCAGATGATCATTTTGTAACATTTGTTGCTGCAACTTCTTCAGCAGCTAGCTTCTTTGTTGAGTCTGGCTCCTTGAAGTACAATCCGTCTGCTAACCAGCTCAAGGTAGACAACATTAATTCAATAGGTGGTACATTGAACCTAGGTACTACCGGAGACGGTCACAAGATTATTGTTGATAGCAGCAAAGTTGCTTTCAATACGCCATCTGGAACTGGTAATACTATTGAATTCCACAATAATGGTTTCAAAGCGGGTGAAGTAGAAACCTACACAGACTCTGGCAACCCAGCTGTCTTCAAGATAAAGACATCTACCATTTTGGGTCTCTCTGGGTCCTCAACAGTGGTTTCTGGTTCTGGTGGACTAAAGGTATTCGAAGGGCCAATTTCTGGATCCGGTGCAATGACTCTCGCAGGAGCTATTACTGGCTCTGGTGGGGCAAAGATCTCCGGAGGTCTTGTTGATATCGATGCAGCTGTTGACATTGATGTACCATCTAATCAGACCTTTGCAGTAAATACTGATGGCTCAGGTGGTGATATAAACCTTACTGCTGGTTCAGGCGGTGATATAGTGCTCTCCACAAACGGCGGAGGCTTCTTCAAAGTTGATGCGTCAACTGATATTTCCATCGGTTCCGTTAATGGTACACCGAAGCTCGGTAGAAGCGGAACTACAACTCAGGTTCTCGGACCTTTGTCTGGCTCTCAGGGTATGGACATGGCTGGCACAGCTGACTTCGGTGGAGCTGTAAATATCCAGGGTCTTCTTTCGGGCTCAGGCGGAATGGACTTGGCCGGTACAGCCGACTTCGGCGGAGCAGTAAATGTTCAGGGTACCCTAACAGTAACTGGTGACTTAAATGTCCAGGGCACTACAACAACTGTCGATACAGCAAATCTTCTCGTAGAAGATCCGTTGATTCAGCTTGGTAGTTCATCAGCTGGTAACGCTGCTGCTGATGGTGACCGTGGTCTTGTATTGAGCCTTTCTGGTTCAAACAACAAAGCAGTATTCTGGGATAATAGTGAATCACAGTTTGCTTTTGTTGACACAACAAGCACAGGAGCAGATACCACTATAACTGTCTCTAGCTATGCTAGCATGAGAGCTTTGGCTATTACAGCATCTGTAGTTTCTGCATCTACTTTCGTTGGTGATGGTTCAGGAATCTCTGGCGTTGCTGCTTCGATCACAGACGCTGCAACAAATGACCTGGATCTTCAGGTCATGTTTACTTCTGGTGCTGCATCTGCTGCTACCATGTTCGTGAATAGTGGTTCCTTGATGTACAACCCAAGTTTGAACGCTCTCAAGGCTTCTAGATTCATGGCTTCTGGCTCTGAAACCCTAGTTCTCGGCGCAGCGTACACAACTTCGGATGCGCACAGAATCAACATCAATTCAAGTGCACTTGTGTTCAATACTCCATCAGGCACTGGTCAAAGCGTAGAGTTCCATAACAACGGCTTCAAGGCTGGTGAAATCGAAGTTTACAGTGACTCTGGCGTAGCACACACGATGCTCATGAAGACAACAGCAAGACTTGCTCTTTCAGGTGGTCTTGGAGTTGCAGTATCTGGCAACTTGGGTCTCAAGGTTCTCGATGGTCCAATCTCAGGTTCTGGTGCTCTTACATTGGCTGGTGCAATTACTGGTTCAGGAGGTGCCAAGATCTCCGGCGGACTTGTTGACATTGATGCAGCTGTGGATGTCGACGTACCATCCGGTCAAACCTTTGCAGTGACTACCGACGGCTCTGGTGGTGACATAAATCTTACTGCTGGCAGTGGTGGTGACATAGTATTGTCTACAAACGGTGGTGGTTTTGCGTCCATCGATGCATCAACCAACATCACAATCGGTGGTACGAATGGTACCCCGAAGCTCGGTAGAAGCGGAACCACAACTCAGGTCCTTGGAGCACTTTCAGGTGCTGCGGATCTCACAATCGCCGGAGACGTCTATTTCATGTCAGGAAGTGACTTGACAGTTGACTCCAGTGATTCAACCCACTTCTTCTTGGTGACTGACAGTGACGACAATCAAGTAAGAAGAGAGAGTATAACCGACTTTGTACAGCACATCACTGGCGCTGCTGGCAACTTGGGTGGTATTCGGGTTTCGAGCGGAAAGCTTTATATTGCTGAGAAGGAAGAGGTTTTTGTTTCTTCCTCGATGACAGCAGGGTTGACAGCTTCAATCGCAAACGGTCCAGTCCTATCTGGTTCTTTGATGGTTTTCTTGAATGGTCTCTTGCAGACTCGTTCTGGATCAGCAAATGCAATCAGCGTGTTTGACTATAGACTTGATAGCTACACAGCACCAACTCAGATCCTTATGGCTGACTCTTTGGATTCAGACGACGTTCTCGTTGTCCGTTACATCCAGAAATAATATATCCCACCAATAGAAAATCCTTCCCAAGCCCGCTTTTTAGCGGGCTTTCCTTTTATTATTCCTTTAGGAGGAAGAAAAACTATTTACTAAGTAAAATAATAATTTTTTACTATTGTTCATTATTCAAGGAGACCTTATAACATGGCAGCCAGAAAATTTAAATTTGTTTCGCCCGGAGTTTTCTTAAAGGAAGTAGATAACTCACAATTACCAAAGTTACCAGGACCAATAGGCCCAATAATCATAGGCAGAACTAGAAAAGGACCAGCAATGAAGCCTGTTCAGGTTAGTTCATATGCAGATTTTGTAGAAATTTTTGGTGAACCTGTACCTGGAGGAAGAGGTGACGACGTTTGGAGAGAAGGAAACGGTTTATTGGCACCAGCTTATGCACATTATGCTGCAAAAGCTTATTTTTCAGCAGATATACAGTCTCCAGTAACCATGGTAAGGTTGTTGGGTGTCACAGGGGACAATGCCGTCGACGGCGGGGAAGCCGGCTGGACATCGCATGGAACTTGGGGCCTCTTTGTTATGAAGTCGGGGTCCAATTCTAATGCATTCAATGAAGTTAAGTTAGCTGGATTGATTTATGGAGAGACGGACTTCACTGCTTCCTTGTCGGGTACGGACCTTACCGGGTCAACACTCACTGGTAAGAATGACGCTTTCTTTGAGGAGGGTAGCGACGGATATTTTACGATCAGACTCTCAACCTCAACTCAAGCATCAGAGAGAAAAATATCTTTCACCCCAGGAGATAAAAATTATATTAGAAAGGTACTGAATACAAACCCAGTCGCAACGAACAATCAAATTTCATATGTAACATCAGGTACCTTAGCGGATAAATATTGGCTTGGTGAGACATTTGAGGAAAACATTCCATCTGGAGAGTTACTTGCATTTATATCTAGAATAAGAAAAGACTCCACCGTAGATATGGGGGACTTTTCAAATCAAATGAACGCCGCCCAAACTGGTTGGGTTTTTGCCCAAGACGTCGGCGCCGCAGGGTCGTACAATCCCGACAACCAAGAAAAGCTTTTTAGAATCAAAGCTCTCCATGAAGGTGAGACTGCTTCCAAGGAATTAGTTGTTGCAATAGAGGACATTCGCATTCCTGAAGACGGAGATCTGGACCCATATGGATCTTTCAGCGTTGTTGTTAAAAGAATATACGGCACAAAACTTGAAGTAGTAGAAAGTTTTACTGGATGTAATCTAAATCCAAACTCTCAAAATTATGTTGCACGACAGGTTGGGGACCAATATCAAGTATGGTCATCGGCTGAAAAAAGAAACAAGGTGTACGGAAATTATCCGAACCAATCAAGATATATCAGAATGGAAATGAAGTCTGACGTTGACAATGGTATGGTCAGTCCAGCAAAGATTCCATTTGGGTTTTATGGACCAGTTGTTCCTAGTAAGTGTCTTATAACTTTGTCAGATTCGGCCAATAATCAGAGTGCTTTTTCAGGATCTTTCATCAACGGAACAGTGTTAAAAATCCCAACTTCAGTAACCACGGCAGCCGCAATAAATGGTGAGGATTTAACAGTTGCATGGCCAACTATTCCTCATGTTGTGTCAGCATCAGTTTTTGGTGATGAGCCGTTTGGTGTCTCGGTATTCAAGAAGGATTCATCTGGTGCAGTTACATCAAAAATGGACTTTGGTTATGTGGATTACCTTAGAAGAATGCCATCTGGACTCACGTCTCTGCAGGATACTGGGCTATCCGGAAGTAATATGCACCATTCCTTTGTTTTCTCTTTGGATGAGGTAATTGTCAAGGGAAGTGGACTAGGTAGTTCGGACACAGCAAACGTCACCGCTGCATTTTTCCTTTCGGGATCAAGAAGAAGTTCGACCAACAAAGCTTATACTCAGACAGGCTCAATACAGACACTATTGGAAATGGGATTCAATAAATTCCAAATGCCTCTGGCAGGTGGTTGTGACGGCGTAAATGTAACTGAAGCCGATCCTTTTAATAACAGATACATGCTCGATAAAACAACAGCCAACAACTATGCTTTTGCATCGGTTGACAGAGCAATTGAACTTATCAAGGACCCAGAGTTTGTCGAGCACAACTTGGCAGTAATGCCTGGTATCACAACAGAGGCTCTAACTTTGAAGTTGGTAGAGAAATGTGAAGCTAGAGCAGATTCAATGGCGATCATCGACCTGCCAAGTGTATATAAGCCGGCACATGAGCTTAAGTGCGAGTCTTTTCAAGATAGAATTGCAACCACTCCACAGGCTGCAGCATCAGCTCTCAAGGCTAGACAGATAAATTCTTCTTACGGCGCCGCATATTACCCATGGGTCAAGATTAGAGACACTGAAAATACAGCAGATGTCTGGGTACCACCTTCAGTTGTTGCCCTAGGTATCATGGCGTACACAGAAGAAAGAGAAGAAGTATGGTTCGCACCTGCTGGTTTCAACAGAGGCGGCCTAAATGAAGGCAATGCTGGATTACCAGTGCTTCAGGTTTCAGAGCAGTTGCTTTCGAAGCAGAGAGATGCGCTGTACGCAGCTAACATCAATCCAATTGCTTCCTTTGTAACAGAAGGTATTGTTGTCTTCGGACAAAAGACCTTACAAACAACGCAGTCTGCACTTGATCGTATCAACGTTCGTAGATTGCTTATCTTTATCAAGAAGGAAGTTTCTAGAATTGCAAACGGCCTTCTTTTCGACCAGAACGTTCCTGCTACTTGGAATCGTTTCTTGGGTCAAGTAAATCCGTTCTTGCAGAGCGTACAAACTAGACTTGGTTTGTCGGATTATAAGGTGATTCTGGACGAGACTACAACAACACCAGATCTTATTGATCGCAATGTTATGTATGCTAAGATCTTCCTAAAGCCAGCAAGAGCAATTGAGTTTATTGCAGTTGATTTTGTTATAACAAATACAGGAGCTTCTTTCGAAGATTAATCTTTGAAAAAAGCATATAACATGATATATAATATTAGGGAGACAATATAATATGCCTACAAATTCACAATTTTGGAACCAAGCAAACATAGAGCCGAAAAGACAATTTAGGTGGCTTTTATATTTGTCAGGTATGCCGCAATGGATCGTCACAGACGTAAAAAAGCCATCATTCCAGATAGCGTCACAAGCACATACTTTTTTGAACTATGAGTTTCATTATCCTGGAAAAGTAACATGGCAAGATGTAAGCTTCACTGTAGTGGACCCAGTTCAACCTGATTCTGCAGCAAGTTTAGTAAAGATATTACAATCAGCAGGATATGTTGTACCAGATCAATATACTTCTCAAAACGGACTTCCAAGAACTATAGCAAAAAAGACTATGGTTGATTCACTGGGTGGACAGATAAAGTTGGTTCAATTTGGGGCTAACTCTGTAGACCAAACAGAAAGCGTTTTGGAAGAATGGACAATAAACAATCCAATCCTAACAGCAGTAGATTTTGGCCAATTGACTTATGGCTCAGACGAACTAGTAAAAATAGGTATAACTATCAAATACGACTGGGCTTCTTTAACAATGCCGGCAATTTCTGATGCTAACACTTGGAATACTAACTCATAAAATGAAAAGAGGAAATAATGTCAAGAAATTCTAATAGAACTTCTATAAATCACAACATACCACAACCGCCAAACCCAATGGCACCACCTCGGCAACAAAACGTAAATCCATTCAACATAGACTTGGTTGCGGCTACTGAGGTGGTAGACTTACCTTCTGGTGGTAAATTTTATCAAGAAGGATCAACACTACACGGTGTCTCCCAAATAGAAATTAGGCATCTAACCGCCAGAGAAGAAGACATCCTTGCAAATCAGCAGTTTTTGCTTGATGGGTCCATGTTTACCAGACTTCTAAAATCAATCATTGTGAATAAGTCTATTGATCCAAATGATTTGATTTCTGGAGATAGAAATGCTTTGCTTTTGGCAGCGAGAGTTACAGGATACGGTAGCTCTTATGGCATAAAAGAGACGTGTCCTCATTGTGGCACGAAAGCAGAATTTGTGTATGATTTGGATAAAGTTCAGCGAGTACACGATTTGCCGTCAGGAGTGGAAATGAACGACTCAACCGGTCTTTTTAGTTTTCAACTTCCGAAAAGCAATATGGAGGTCGTGGTGCGTATTCTAACAGCAGCAGATGAAGACTACCTAAGAAAACAGAATGAAAAAGCAGAGTCTTTGGGTATTGCCAACAATAAAACAATAAACTTTTTCAGATTATCTGTGGTGTCTGTAAATGGCGTCTCAGATCAAGCCCAACTAAATCAGTTATTTGATGTTTTACCTGCGATAGATTCAAGAAAGATTAGACACGTTTGTAATAATCTATCGCCAGATGTATCAACCAAGCAAATGGTCGCTTGCGGTTCCTGCGGAGAGGAAACGGAAAGCGAGGTGCCCTTCAATTTGGGCTTCTTTTGGCCTGACGTCTGATTATGTAAAGAGCTCTGTGTATGAAGAGATCTTTTTCCTCATGCACTATGGTCACTTTTCTTTTACAGAGTGCTACTCTCTTCCCGTCGGGCTCAGATCATGGTTTGTCGAAAAAAACATCGAAATCCTAGAAGAAAGAAACAAGCAATAAATTGAATTTCAAGATAATTACTTTCGTAGGAGTGTATCCAAAATGGGAAAGATAGTAGACGGCCTTTTAGAAGAAATCAAAAAACTTTCAGCTAACGATAAAGCAACTCTTGGTCGAGAGCTAGGTAAAATTACTGGTATTAAGGGCTCCTTTTCTCCAGGTGGTGGAATAACTGATACTGGAGATATCCTAGAAGAAAGACTTAGAACAAGAACAGAACTTTTCAAAAGCCAAGGCGTAGCCGCCAAAGAGATGGTTGATATATTCAGCAGTGTCGAAGAAGCTTCCCGTAGACTAACTGGTGAAACCCAAGCAGGAATGGCTGCGCTGAACGAGCTTGGTGCTAGTATGAAGTCATTTGCCTTCTTGTCGAATGAGGCAAGGAGTAGTTTGATTGAAGGCGCCATAACCCTTGAGAAATTTGGTGTCTCTGCTGGAACTCTTGGTGAGATCATGGATACTGCTACTTTTTCCTTTGGTGCGAACCAAGAGCAAATGACCAAACTCACCAATCAGTTGGGGGAGATTGTAAGTAAATTCCCTGGCCAAGCACAACAAATTGCAGAAAACTTTCGCAATGCGCAACAAAGTTTGCTTTATGATTCAAACAAAATTATACAAGTTTTTGGAAAACTTCAGAAAACATCTACTATGACAGGAGTATCATTCGATAGCCTGACGAACGCATTTGGAAATTCTATGGATACGTTTCAAGGATCTTCAGAAAAAGCAGGACGACTTAACGCAATATTAGGTAAGTCTGTATTCAACTCGATTGATCTATTGGGTAAGACAGAAGCAGAACGTGTAGAGACAATTATTGCTGGTGTTAAGAAAAATGTCAATGTTGAAGCTCTGAAACAGAATAAGTTTCAGCTTCAAGCAGTGGCAGCAGGTTTGGGTCTCACCCCAGATGAAACAAGAAGGTTGCTTTCTGGAAAAGCTACAGTTGAAGACGTTATGAAGGGCAAGAAAGATCCAAGACAAGCAGCACAAGAAAGAATGGCTGAAGCTCTAGACGATAATACAATGGGATTGAAAGAGTTACAAAATGCCTACATGGCTATTGGACTAACCCAAATGGAAAGGTTTAGAATAGGATTTAACACGGAAGCGTCCAGAGAGATAACAGATCAAATTAAGGGCTTTTTCGACCTCGCTGGTGATGCGTCTATAAAAAACATCAATGATCTGATTGAAAGGACCCAAAGCGCAGCAATCGCCTCCGGTGCAGAGGGCGCAAAAGAGATGGCTAAGTCTTTGGATGAACTGTTTGATAAGTTTATAGCAGGAGGCTCGACGAAGGAGGCTTTCGAAAGCTTGAAAGGACAATTTAAAGATCTGGGCGATAGATTCAAGGCCGAGTTTAAGATTTCAGAATCAGAAAGAATCGATCAAGATCTGATTGCCGCAAAAGCAGGCCAAAAACTTGTAGCATTCGAGCTCGGGGAAAAAGCAGCA